CTAGACCGGTTGGGGGCCATCCCCGTTTTCGGCCTCGTGCGTGAGCGATGCGTGCACGGGGGTGCTGACGATCTCCGTCTTCCGAGCCCGGGGGACCACGGCCGCGGCGCGCTCAGTCAACTCCTCGGTAGCTTCCTCAAACAGGGCCATATAGGTATCACTCGTCAGCACGATCGTGGAGTGGCGAAGTTTTTCCTTCGCGTCGTGGAGGTCGCCGCCGGCAGCTTTGATGAGCGCGGCCGCTCCGTGACGTAGATCACGAAGGTTGATCGGGGGCAGCCCGGCTTCCCGAACGATCCGGCGGAACGTCTCCGACACCGTCTCCGGGTGCAGCCAGGACCCGTCGGGCTGGGTGAAGACCTTGCCCGTGTCGTACACCGGCAGGCCCGCCTGCAGCAGCTCGTCCCGCTCGGCCAACTGGCGCACCCTGTGAGCCCTCAGAACGTCCGCCGTGCCACGGTCGATACGGATGGTCCCCGCGCTCTCCTCGGTCTTCGGGGCGGCCTCGTAGGGCGTCCAGCCGTCGACCGTGATGGACTTCGCCACGGTCAGCGTCAGCTGATCCAGGCTCACGTGCTCCCAGTCCTGGCCGACGCCCTCACCCCGACGCAGGCCGTGATGCGCGATCAGGTGGAAGAAGGCGTACAACCTGTCGCCCTCGGCCGCGTCGAGGAACGCGCCCAGCTGCGCCGGCGTCCACACCATGACCGCGGAAGGCTTCTCGCCGGTCTCCTGCCAGCGCGCCACACGCTCGGCAGTCCACAGCAAGCCCTTCGGCCGCTTGGCCGTCTCGAGCTCCACGAACTTCGCCGCGTTGAAGGTGATGTACTCCCTGCCGATCGCGAAGTTCAGGGCCGTGCGCAGCGTCCGCCGGATCGCCTGCTTGGAAGCGGGGCCCGTGACCTTCCGGTACGGCGGCATCTCCGCCAGCTTGGCCCGCTCCTCGGCCAGCTTCGCTCGGGCCGCGGCTGGCGGGCGGCCGCCCTTGCCCCAGCGGCAGCGCTCCTCCTGCTCGCGTCGGGCCTGGTTCTCTGCGGCGATCGTCTCGTTCTGCTCATCGATCGCGTCGAACGCGGCCTGAACGTGGCGGACGGCCAGGCGCTCCAGGCGCTTGTCGCCGAGCAGCGGCCGCAGGTGCACCCGAACGTGGGACTCGTAGCCGTTCAAAGTGGTGCGGCGCCGGGAGCGGCGCTTCACCTCCAGCCATTCGTCGAGGAGGTCGCCGACGGTCAGGGCGGCGGTGAGGCTGTGCCCGCTGGCCAGTCGCCGACGTGTCTCGGCGAGGTCGGGCAGCGGGGCGTTCTTGTCCTTGGAAACGGCCTCGAGCAGATCGCCGATGCGGGTCTGGCCGTCGGGGTCGTCGCCAGCCGGGACGTCGAGGAGGGCACGGACCTTGTCGAGGTCGGCCTGGGCGTCCTTCGCCGTGTCGTAGCCGGCGCGGGAGAACGAGCGGCGGGTGCCGTCCTCGCGTGGGGGGAGCTCCTGCCGCAGGGCCCACGTTCCGTGCTTCCGGCTGTTCAGCTTCAGGCAGGCCTTGCCCAGCTGGCGGCCGTCGCCGTCACGGCAGTAGCACCGGCGATACGTGGAACCCTTCATCGCTACTCCTTAGCCGGAGGAAGCATGCCCCCCTTACGGGCTTGCCCGACCCACTTCGCAGCGGTGGAGTGCGACACGTTGAAGTGCTGCTGTACAGAGCGCGTTGGCGGGTCGTCGTTCTCCTGTGCCTCCACATAGACCTTAGCTACTTCTTGTAGGTGCTCGGGGGTGATCTTTCGGCGGCGCTGGATGCCCGGCTCTTCGAGATATCCCTCCAGTGGCCTTCTCCGGGCGCCGGCGCCTACTGGAGCGGTGATCACCTGGAGAGGCAGAGCAGCTTCTTTGACCTTCGCTGTTTCTACCGTCGGCCGCCCCTCAGGCTCGACCATGTACATCGCTGCTGACAGGACGGCGTGCTTCGCCCAGGCCGTGGGCGGAAAGGTTGTTGTGACCTGGGACAAGTGCGCGAGCCATTTGCCTTGGCCAGAAATACTGTGCGTCAGCACTTCATCCTCGTCCGTTGCGCGGTAGTGGATGAAGATCCATGTCGGTTCATCCTCGGCCTGCATCGCAGGTGTCTGAATGGCGAGGAAGAAGGCCTGGGGGAGCCGGAACTGAGAGCCGCGGGTGATGCGGACTGGGCCTTGCGGGTTCGTGGGGTCCCAGTCATACGAGAAGGTCAGTACTTCCCAGTCGCGTGGGGGGTGGGTCATCTTGTCATTCACGTCACCCACGATGCCCGAACGGCAAGGGTGTGGCAAGCCTGCTGCGCCTAATCGGATAGTCGTGACCGGATAGCGACCCCGAGCAACCCGGCACAGGACGGCACGAGACGGCACCAGCTAGCACGCCGAAAAAGTTTCTGTGCGTTACAGGGCAACCGCGGGCAACGCCCGTGGTTGCATGACGCTCCGTCATTGGCTAGCCAGAGGCTAGGACGGTGGACAGCGCTTCGCTGGCGTGTGGCCAGCTCCGCACCAAGCGGAGTGTTGCCTGGCAAGTGGTTTGTGGACTGGGTCAATCCGACGATTGCGCTGGTCACGACGAGGTAACGATGCAAGCAGGTCGCCAGGACAGGCAACGAACTTTGCGCTACGGCTACGTCGATTCGCCGTCGGGTCCCCCTGGGAACTTGTTGGCCATCGAATCGGATCATGCAACCATGCCTTGGTAAGTCCTAACCTAATGGCATAGGAAGTCGGTGTGGCAATGGGTTGCCCCAACGGCAAGATGCCGTCTACGATCGGGCCATGGCTCAAGCACAGATCTTGCGCCTCTCTTGGGTCCGCGCTGCCGTTTCCAGCGGCGAAGCGCAGCGCCTCAGGGAAGCCGCTCACCTGTCCATAGGTGAGGTCGCCAGGGCATGCGGGGTAGACCAGTCCACCGTCTGGCGGTGGGAACGGGGCACCCGTCAGCCCCGCGGGGAGCACGCGCTCCGCTACGCCGACCTCATCGAATCGCTCCACGAACAGACCGTGGCGTCGGCATGACGCCGATGACGATCGCCCAGATCCTCGACCAGCCGGCGCTAGTGCCGCTCTGGCCGACGGTCGGGCAGACGCTTCACCTTGCCGAATCGACCACGTACCAGCTGGCAGCCGAGAAGCGGCTGCCCTTCGAGACCGTCCGCCTGGGGCGCCGCCTCATGGTCCGGACGATCGACCTCCACCGCTTCCTCGGGCTGCTGCCTGAGGAGACCGGCGTCGCTGACGGGTACCAGCCGACAGCGCCGACCGCCTGAAACGACGAAGACCCCGGGTACCAGCCGGGGCCTCCTGTCGAGCAATGCACCGCCCACCAGCAATGAAGAACGGAACAGCTCTGTGTCCAACCATGCCATGACGGCAAAGGCGCCGTCGACCACACGTGTCGCCAGCACCCGGCCGTGCACCAGCACGCACGCCACGGGACCCGCCTCCCGCAAGCTGTGCATCCTCACCGCCGGCCACAACGGCGACCACCGCTCCGGGGCCGTCTACTCCTGGCCCCGCGCCAAGGACGAGACGCCGGCCACCAGCGCCGCCGCCCGCGCCGACATCGAGGTCGAGATCCTCACCGACGCCGACACCGGCAAGGTCGAGCTCATCCTCTCCGATGACGCCCACCGGTACGAGGTCGTCGACCAGGCCCAGGCCCTGGCCTCCATAGCCGCGGCGCGGGCCGAACTGGACCGCGCCGAATCCCTCGTCCGCGGGTACGCGGCATGACCGCCCAGCAGCCGCCGACGGCCGGCGCGGCCAGGCCCGTCCGCTTCGACGACCCCGCCAAGAACGCCGCCTACTGGGCGCTCGTCCAGCAGCACGCCGACGCAGCACCGCCCCTCACCGACGAGCAGCGCGCCGCCCTCAGGCTCGCCATTCACGGCATCCCGCGCACCCGAACGGAGGCAGCAGCATGACCACGCCCGACCCGTCGTTCCCGTACCCGCGTGTCCAGCACGTCGTGGTCATCGACCTCACCGGCGACTACTACGACTCCCGCGAGCTCTTTGACTCCCTGCGGGCGCAGGCGCGCTACATCCCCGCGGGCGCACACGTCCGCGTCAAGCTCGACGAGCAGGCCCTCCGCGCCGGTTTCTTCGACCTGGGCCGGCAGATCGCCTACTCCTTCTCCCACACCGCGAGCATTGATCTCGAGGTGCCCGGCGGAGTGCGGCAGTTCGCCGACATCGCAACCGCCGTCGACCGGCACGTCCGGCAGATCCGCGCCGACTCCGCTGCCCTCACCGCGCAGCTGGCAGAGCCTCCCCGCAAGACCGGGTAGCCGGGTGCGCGCGAGGGGCCAGCCCTCCTCCCTCACGGGCTGGCCCCTCGCGCACACGGACACCCCACCGGCTCAACCCACAAGGACGTTCGTGAACAGCTCCCCGACCGGCATCTACTCCCCCCTGGAGGTGCAGCCGTGACGCAGCACCCCCTGCAGGTGCCGACCACTCTCTCGGCCGCCGCGCAGGCGTATGCCGCCGCCGGCATCCGGATCTTCCGCGTCCGGCCGGACAAGACGCCGTTCGCCAACTGCGCGCAGTGCAGGCCGCCCACGCCGGCCCGCCCGAACCCCGCCTACATCGAGCACCGCCCCGAGGCCTGCCGCTGCGCCGCCCGAACCTGCCACGGCTTCCACGCCGCCACCACCGACCCCGAGATCATCCACAGGTGGTGGACGGAAGAGCCTGACGCCAACATCGGCGCACCCTGTGCCCTCAACGGCTGGGCCGTCCTCGACGTCGACCCGCGCCACGGCGGGGGACTCTCCCTGGGCGTACTGGAAGAGCGGGTCGGCGTGCTCCCCGGGACAACGATGCAGATCACCGGCGGCGACGGACTGCACATCCTGTACCGCACCCCAAGCACCCAACTGCCGGGCACCCTCGGACCAGGCCTCGATGTGAAGCACAACGGCTACATCCTCCTGGCGCCATCCCTGCACAAGTCCGGCGGGCGCTACCAGTGGTCCGGCGATGGCCTGTTCCGCCACCCCGAGGCTGCATGGCCGACCGCTCTCACTCCGCGCGGCAGGAGGGCGGCATGACGACCTCCGAGGAGATCCAGCGGGGCGTCGATGCTGCCCTCGCCAAGCTGGCCGGACCCCGCCAGGGCACGGCCCCACGCGGCAAGTTCACGGTCTCATCGGACCGGCACGACTCGTACACCCGCAAGGCCCTGCAGGCCGAATGCGACGCGATCGCCACCGCGGCGGACGGAAGCCAGAACAACGCCATCAACACGGCGGCGTTCAACGTCGGCACCCTCGTCGGGGCGGGCGCCCTCAGCGAGACCGAAGCCCGCGAGGCCCTGCTCGCGGCCGCGCGAGCAGGCAACCACCCGGAAGGCCGGGCGCTGCCCACCATCGAGTCCGGGCTCCGTGCGGGCGCCGCCCAGCCCCGTCACCCCTGGCCGCCGGTGTCCCGGCGCGACGAGGAGGAGCGGCTGCGCAGGGCGATCATCGACGACGCGCCGCCCGTGGACTGGAGCGACCTCGAGAGCATCTTCGCCGAGACGGACGACTACCCGGCAGACGACCTCGGCCCGGATGCCGAGGAGGTGCCCGAGGAGCCCGTCACGCCTGCTATCCCCGGGCTGATCCCCGAAGAGTTCTACGCCGCCCGGCCCGAGCTACAGCACATCCGGCAGGCCGGCTACTCCCGGAATCGCTCCGGCGACGTCGCACTCGTCTCGGTCCTCACCCGGCTGTCCGCCCTCGTGTCACACCGCATCCGCGCTGACACCGGCGTCGCCGGATACGCCTCGCTGAACCTCTTCGGCGGGATCGTCGGGCCCTCCGGTATCGGAAAGTCCACCGGCGTCGAGGTCGCCGACCGCTTGATGCCTACACCCCCCGAGCTGGACTTCCGTGACGGCCTGCCGCTCGGCTCCGGCGAGGGCCTCGCCGAAGTGTTCATGGGCACCGTCGAGGAGGAGACCGGCGAGGTGCGGAAGAGGGGCGGCACCGAGACGCCGGTCACCGTGAACGTGCGCAAGCAGGTCCGGCACAACGCGTTCTTCTACGTCGACGAGGGCGCCACCATCACCCGCCTCATGAAGGAGCGCTCCGGCTCCACGCTCGGCGAGACCCTGCGCAGCGCGGCCGTCGGCCAGACGCTGGGGCAGACCAACGCCAGCAAGGACACCAGCCGGTACATCCCGAGCGGCTCGTACAGCCTCGGCCTACTGGTCGGCTTCCAGCCCGAGACTGCCGCACCGCTCTTCGAGGAGGTCGCCGAGGGCACACCGCAGCGGTTCCTGTGGGTGCAGGTGGTCGACCCGTCCGTTCCGGACGTCCAACCGGATTGGCCGGGCGAGCTGACGGCTTGGCGGAACGCGGCCGCCGTGACCGGCGGGGAGTGGGGGGACGCGTTCGTCCTCATCACCTTCGACGAGTCGATCAAGGCGGAGTTGCGGGCCGCCGACCTGGCGAAGGTGCGGGGGCAGGTGTCGCCCGAGGAGCTGAACCCCCTCGACTCCCACGCGCCCCTGATGCGGGTGAAGCTCGCGTCCCTGCTGGCCATTCTCGGCGGCCGGCGGCACGTCGACACCGAGGACTGGCACCTGGCGCAGATGCTTTGGGGCGCCTCCTGCGCCACCCGGGACTCGATCCTGAGGTACAGCGAGGGGCTGCGCCGCAAGGAGCAGGAGCAGCGCACCAAGGCCCGCATCGAGGAAGAGGTGCGCGTCGACCACGCCAAGCAGCTGGCCGAGGAAGCGCGATCCGACAAGGCAGTGGAGCGGCTGGCCATTCGCCTGGCGGTCCTGGTCCGGGATCACGGTCCGCAGACCCGCAAGGCCGTCCGCAACCGGACGGCCGGACGGGACAAGCGCCACCTGTCCGAAGCCTTCGCCTACGCCCTGCTCCGGGAGTGGGTCGTGGAGGAGGGGACGGGGTTCGCGGCGGGGCCTGTCCCCCCGTCCTGAGGGGGGACAAGGGGGGACGGGGGACGCGAGTTGTCCCCCCCCTCTCCGGCTCGGAATCACAAAAATGGTTCCACGCTGAAACTAATGCACACGCAAGTAAGCCGCCGACCTGCACAAATAAAGAAAAGAAGATCAATTTTATTTGACTCGCGTAGCGCGCGAGGGAGGGGGGGACAAACAGCGTCCCCCCTGTCCCCCCCCCCCCTTGGTCTACCGGGACTTCGACTCACCCGAGGACTTCGAGGCGGCCATGGAACGCCATGGCACATCCGGCCGCCGCCCCCACATAACCAAGTAACCAACTCCCTTGAACCCCCGTGTGAGGCCGTCGACTCGTTGAGCGAGTCACCGACCACCATTCGAACGGAGACCCACGTGCCCAAGAAGACCCGCCTAACCCGCGAGCACCACGATGAGATGGGCCGCACGCTCGCCGGCATCCGCGACGAACTCGCCCACCGCGCCATACAACTCGGTCACGCCTACCCCATGAGCGGTGCCGACGGCACACCCCACCGGAAGCTGGGCGCTGCCATCCGGGCGCTGGACGAAGCCCGCAGCGCCCTCGACAGCCTGCTGTTCCGCGACTACCCGGACACCGCTGAGCCCACCGTCTACTACCCGCACCCCGAGGACCGCAGCGTCGTCATCGCTCCTGACAGGCCCCTGTCGTGAACGTCGACGACGTGGTGCAGCAGCGCATCGAGGCCGCGCGCCGCCGAATAGCCGCCACGAAGAAGCGCCGGACCGCCCAACAAGCCGCCCGCCAGGCCGGCCTCGCCTTCCGCCACGCACGCAAGCTCCGCAACCTGCGTGGTGCAGACGACCACGCAGACCCCGAGGAGGAGTCTCCCGTGAGCTTCCGCACCTGGCTCGACCAGAACCTCGACATCCCGGGATGCGCGCCTCTCGCGGCCGTGCCCGGCACGTGGGGCAGCGCCCAGGAGTTGCACCAGGAACTGCACCGCAGCCGGAGTCACGGCGACGCGTGCCTCCTCCTGACCATGGCCAACGACGCCTGGCACGCGATGACCGACCAGTGGAAGCACGACTGCGCCGACTGCCGTACCGACTGCACCGACGAGCGGTACATGGTCCACGACCACGTCTGGGAAGCGGCCGGCATGTGCCCCTTCGGCTTCCTGTGCGTCGGCTGCATCGAGCGGCGCCTCGGCCGCCGCCTGGCCGCCGTCGACTTCCTCGACGTCCCGCTCAACCACGCCCCCGGCTTCCGGCGCAGCGAACGCCTCGCCGCCCGCCTCGCCGGGTGACCCGCACGACAACGGCCGGGCCCGCACTCACCGCGGGCCGGCCACCCACCCAGCATCACACGAACGGAGACCCCGTCATGACCGAGCACGACCTTCAGCTGCTGCTCTCGGGATCGGGCATCGGCTTCCAGTTGGCCGTCGCCATGTTCGTCGTCTGGCAGATCCGCGACTCCCGGCGTGAGCAGAAGCGGGACGCCGCCCTCCTCGCCGAGGCCCGCGCCCACATCGAGGCCGAGAAGGGGCAGGCCGACCGGTGAGGTGCGAACTGTGCGGCCGAGACCTGCACGCCGACGCCGCGGCCTACCTATGTACCGGCTGCGCCCGCGCCACCACGGAGCGGCTGGGCAGGATGACCGAGCTGTACCGCGCCCTGGCCGGCTTTCTCCAGCCGGCCGGGCGCCGCCCCGAGCTCGGCCGCGTGCGGGCCGTCGAGGCGCCCTTGCCGGTCGCGGAGCCTGTGCTCACGCTCCGCGGCCCGGGCGGGATCGTCTCGCTGCTGGAGGACTGGCGCAGCGCCCTACACCAAGACCTCGGGTGGTCTGATCCCCGCATCCGCGGCACGGTCGAGGACCGCATCGCGCGCGCGGCCCGCGGCCTCACCGACAACATGCTGTGGATCACCGCCAACTGGCCGCCGGCGGGTGCCTTCGCGGAGGAACTCCGCGACCTCGAGCGGGACATCGCCTCGATCGTGAACCCTCCCGAGCGCACGGTCCGCATAGGCAACTGCCCCGCCGTGTACGAGGACGGTGTCCTGTGCGGCGCCGCGCTGCGTGTGCCGCCCGGAGTGGCCGACGTCCACTGCCGCTGGTGCGGCGCCGTCTATCCGCCCGCTACCTGGATCGACCTGCGCGATGCCCAGGTCGCCATCGAGGAGGCATCGTGACCGCGAAGTATGTGACCTGCCGCATGACGAACCGCTTCGGGAACCAGTGCACGGGGGAGGCGATCGACCCGAACGGGGAGGCTGTCATCTGCGCCCGGCACGCCGCCGAGGTGATGCGCACCATCCGCCAGGCGCGCAAGGCGCAGCCGCAGAGCGGGCAGTGACGTGCCGACAGCATTGCCTAGGACACCCCGTCCTAGTATGCTTGAGGACGTGCCAACCGCGAATTGGCGCGAGCGCGTTGCTGCCGAATCACGGCGACAGCGCGAACTGCTGGACGAGCTGGCGGCCAGCGCCCGACGGCGAGCGGAAGCGTTCGAAGAAGGCGTTGCCGAACTCGGCAGCAAGTCGGCTGTCGCCCGAGAGATCGGGATCGACGTCCGCGCAGTACGAAGAGCGATCAACGAGTACGGATCGGCGACTGCACCGCCCCCGGACTCCCCGAGCACAACTTCATAAGGCTCCGCCGGAAGGCGGGCCGCCCCCGGCATAGGCGACTGCACCGCCCGCCGGGGACCACCACTTCCCACGATGGAGATGCGAGCTCCTCATGGACAACCAGCACATTAGCGTGCCCGTCAGCGGCGCGATCACCCCAGACGTCCGCGACCTGCTGCAGGCGCTGTACGACGCCCTTGCCGTCCCGAGTGCCCAGCACCACGCTGACGAGCGGGCCCAGGCCCGGCTGCTCGAGCGCCGCGCAGGCTACGCCGTTGCTGTGCTCGCGGCCGTACTCAAGGACGGCGGCCTCCACACCAGCAGCATCGACCTGCTGCGGGAGTGGACCGAGCAGAGCCCCGTCATGTACACCCCGTGGCAGCGCGCCGCGCAGGGCGGCGGTGCCCGATGAAGCCCCGCACGGTCACCCTGCCCACCGTCGACCACGGCCTGGTCACCGTCACCTGCCCCGACTGGTGCACCGGCCAGCACGACGAAGAGACCCCCGTCTACCGGGCGGACATCCACCACGAGGGCCCCGAGATCGCCCTCTCCATCCCCACCGAGCACGACGGGGACGCCGTCCTGCTCCAGGCCGGCATCGAGTCCCGCCCGTACTCCGAGAGCGAGCCCGGCGTCGGCCCGTTCGTCGTTATCGACCTCGGCTCCGGCTTCCACAGCTTCAGCTCGGCCGGCGTCGACCGCGTCGCGGACGCCCTCGTCAACCACGCCAGCCGCCTGCGCTACCTCGCCCGCCGCCTCGACGTTGCCACCCGGGAGGCCCAGCGATGAAGCAGCTGCTGTTCGGTGCCCTGCTGGGTGCCCTGGTCGCCCTGTTCCCGGCCGCGTTCGGCGCCCTCGTGGTGGCTGCTGCCGGCCAGCCCATCGTGTGGGCGTTCGCCGCGGGCCTGTACGTGTCCCCGCGCCTCGCCGCCCGCGTCCGGAGGTTCACCCGATGAACAAGCTCACCCGCGGGCAGACCGCCGTCCTCATCCTGGCCGCCCTGCCGATGATCGGCGTCGGCATCGCCGGCGCGGTCGGCACCTACGCCAACGCCACCTCGGTGCTGCACCGCTCCCAGACCGCCCTCGGTGTCGTCGCCGCCGGTGAGGGCGCCACCCTCGTCGCCGCCCTCGTCATGATCGGCGTGACGATGCTCGGCCAGTCCGCGCCCAGCGTGGTCCGCGCCGCCCTGTGGCTGCTGCCCGCGGCGGCCGCCGCCATGGGCATCACCATCGCCCCGACCGTGCGCGAAGCTGTCGTCTACGGCCTCACCCCCCTGGCGATGACCGCATCGGCAGAAGGCATCAGCTTCCTGGCCCGCCGCATCGTCGTCCACCGCACCGGCATCGACGCCGAAGCACAGCGCCGCAACGCCGAGACCGTGCAGCGCCTCGCCTACCACCGAGCCCGGGCGGTCAACCACCCCAGCGACTGGGCCCGCAAGAGCTCGGCGCGCAAGGCCTGGCGGTTGGCCAAGCAGGTTGGCGTAGGCGACGCTGAACTCGGCACGCACCTGGTCGAGGTCCAGCGGGAGCGGCTCCGCGACGGGGCCGACGCCGCCCTCCTCGATATGTACGGCACCACCGCTCCGGCCCTGCCGCCGGCCGAGGTGACCACCACGCTGGACGGGCACTTCGCCGACGTCGCCGAGGTCGTGGCCGAGGTGACCACCGTCCCGGAGCCTGCCCCGGTGGCCGCCGAGCCGCTCGAGGTGGTCATGCCGCCGGTCACCGCGCTGCCCCCGGCCCCGTACCGGTGGGACGACCTGAGCGACCAGGAAGCCGCCGCCAAAGTGACCACCGCGCTCCCCGCCCAGGAGCCCCGCCGGGTGGTCACCGAGACGGTGACCGTCACCCCGGTTGAGCTGCGGCGACAGGCCCGCAAGCTGCACCGGGAAGCGGTCAGGTCGACGCGGCGCCCGGTGACCATCCAGAAGCTGCAGGACGAGCTCGGCTTGTCGCGCCGCGAGGCGACCGAACTGCGCCGCGAGGTTGTGAAGGAGGACCGGTCATGAGCGACGTTGAGAAGGCCTCGCGTGAGGCCGTCGAGGCTGCCAGGCAGGGCGAGCAGTTCGCGCTGATCCTCGCCGCCGTACAGGCCGCGCAGGCGGCGCAGCAGCAGCCGACGTGCCACCACCCGGCGCCCGTCCCGCAGTCGAGCGGGCAGGCCGCGAAGTGGATCGGTATCGGGGTGGGGGCGTCCATCTTCCTGCTGGCCGTGTCCCTGTCCGCTATCGCCGTCGCCATCTCGGCGGTGGCCCTGACGATCTGCGTCCTGGTCCTCCGCAACATGTGGCAGGACATCCAGCAGCAGAAGGGCGGCAAGCGGTGATCCCCAACGACCCGCCGCTGACGGTCGGCGAAGCCGTCGAGATCGCCCGCATCACCGCGGTGGCCTGCATGCGGGGCGGGTTCACCACCCGCCAGGAAAAGAAGATTGACCGCATCCTCGACGCCGCCAAGAAGCGCGCCGACCAGGCCAAGTAGCACCCCGGGGCGGCCGTACAGCTGCCAGGCGGACAGCCGCCCCGGGCCCCATCCCGAGAGACGGAGAACCCAAGCATGTCGCAGAACGTCGTCGAGCTGTTCAAGGACACCCCCGCGCCCCCGGCCCGCGCCGAACCCACCGAGCCCCGCCCCCAGCCCGCCCCGCCGCGCGCCCGCCGCGCCGTCAGCCGGGCCCGCGCCCTCGCCACCCACGACCGCACCCGCTTCGCGATCCGCCAGGCCATGTACGTCGGAGGCGGCGCCATCCACACCGCCCGCCGCACCTGGGACGCCCGCAGCGCAGCCCGGTACGAGCGCATGATCCGCGCCGCCGAAGTCGCCGGCCGCTGGGACGAAGCCAAGGAGTGGGAAGAGCGCGGCCGCCAGTTCCGCGCCGCCCGCCACCAGCGCCGCATGGACCTCCTGGGCGCGCCCGTGCGCATCGCCAAGGGCGCCGCCTGGACCGCAGGCCTCGGCACCGGCAGCCTCCTCACCCTCGGCATCGCCATGGCCATCTACAACAAGGAGCCCGCCGACGTCCTCGCCCCCATCGGCGCCGTCATCGAACTCATCCACTGGGTCACCGTCATCGTCGCCGTCGTCTGGTGGCCCCTCGTTCTGACCTCGCCCTTTGCCGTCCTCGCCTACCTGTGGAACGCCGGCCGCAAGCACCAGGCCGCCCCGCAGTGGGCACTGCCCGTCCACCACCGCAGCATCGACGACGAGCCCATCACCCCCTCGATCGTCGTCAAGGCCTTCCGTGACCTCGGCCTCGCCCAGCTCCGCAAGGCCCTGCTCGCCATGGAGGACGCCGGCGCCTCCCTGCTCGGCCCGATCCGCCTCGCCGGGTGCGGCGTCGAAGTCGACGTCACCCTGCCGTCCGGCGTGTCCACCGAGGAGATCCTCGGCCGCCGCCGCAAGCTCGCCGAGAACCTCAACCGGCACGAGCACGAGGTGTTCATCACCATCCCCCCGCAGCCCCGCACCGTCCGCCTGTGGATCGCCGACTCCGGCGCCCTCGACGAGCCCATCGGCCCGTCGCCGCTGGTCATGGAAGAGGACCTGACCGCCGACTACTACACCGGCAGCGCCCCGTGGGGGCAGAACCTGCGCGGCGACGCCGTCGGCCTCAGCGTGTTCCAGCGGCACATCCTGCTCACCGGCCTGTCCAACCAGGGCAAGACCGCGTCGCTGCGCGCGCTGGCCCTGTGGCTGGCCCTCGACCCGTTCGTCGAGTTCCGCATCGCGGACCTCAAGGGCGTCGGCGACTGGCGGCCCTTCGACGGCCTCGCCCAGGTCCTCATCCAAGGCCCCACCGACGAGCACGTCATGGAGGCCACACACATGGTTGAAGGCGGCGTCGACGAGATGCAGCAGCGCATCGCCCTGCTGGAACAGTCCGGCGCCACCGACGGCGTCACCCGCGACATGGCCCGCACCGACCCCCGCTTCCGGCCGATCGTGTTCATCGTCGACGAGGCCCAGGTCGCCTACGGCTGCGGCGCCAAGGGCCCCGACAACCGGCCCTACGGCGGCAGCAAGGCCACTAGCAGGTACTTCCAGGCCGTCAAGAAGATCCACGACCAGGGCCGGGCGGTCAACGTGACCATCTGGGAAGGCACCCAGGACCCCACCGACGAGAACCTGCCCAAGCGGTCCCGCGAGGGCAACCACATCCGCGGCAGCCTGGTCCTCGGCACCGAGTCCCAGGCCAAGATGGCGCTCGGCGAGGCCCCCGTCGACGCCGGAGCCGCACCGCACAAGCTCCGCCGCGGCCTCGACAGGGGAACGCTCGTCGTCGCAGGTGAGGGCATCAAGATGGACGCCGGCCAGTCGTCGGTGACCGTCCGCACGCACTTCATCAGCGGCAAGGACGCCGCGGTCGTCACCGAGCGCGCCAAGGCCCGCCGCAACGGCGTGACCACCCTCAGCGTCGTCGAGGCACCCGAAGAGGTCGACGTCCTGACCGACGTCCTCGCCGTCCTCGGCACGGAACCCCGCGTGCGGACCCAGGAGGTTCTTCAGGGCCTCGCCCAGCGCAACCCCGGCCAGTACAAGGGCTGGACGTTCGGTGACCTCACGAGCGTCCTCGAGGAGGCCGGCGCCGCCCCGCACAAGTCCGAGGGCGTCATGGTGGTGGCCCGCAAGCGCGTCGAAGACGCCATTGCAGCCCGCGAGGACGCCATCGCCGAGTGAGGGAGGCACGAGGGAGGCGGGGAGTTCTCCCTGCCCGCCTCCCCGGCTCCGGGAACCCGCGCGACCAGCACAAACGACCGAACAGGGAGGCAGGGAGGCAGGGGAAAGGCCGTGCAACGGAGGGCGCAGAACAGCGGTTCTCTGCGCTGCACGGGCCTCCCTCCCTGTGCCAGCCACTGGGAAGATGAGCCATGGACACCGCCCTGAAGATCATATTCGCGATCAAGATCGTGGGTGCAGTGCTCTTCGTCGTGGTCATCGCCATCGGCATCGTCTACACCATGGCGACCGGCGCCCAGGACCCCGAGACCACGCACGGCTACACGGCCGTCTGTGGGGACGGGACGGTGCTCCCGCCGCCGTGGAACAGCTGCGGCGCCGAGCACGACTACTTGAACCACTGGACGACGTCGCCGACGGGCACACTGGAACCATGACCGCTGCGCGCCCGACCCTGGTCGACACCGAACTCGCCGCCCTCGCCACCGGCGTGAAGCCCGGCACCATCCGCGTCTGGCTCCACCGCGGCAAGCTCACCCGTCACGGCCACGACCACCAGCGCCGAGCCCTCGTCGACCTCGACGAACTCCAGCAGCTCAAGGCCGCTTGACGGACATCCTTCACGGGTGTAACACTCGCGGCAGATCATCATGCCCAAAAGCCCCCGGCGAGGCGCTCAGCCCCGGGGGCTTCGGCATGTCACAAGTCCGCCACAGACCCCCGTCGCCCGGACGCCGCCCCGTGGCGCCTCCAGGCCCGGGCAGCGGGCCACACGTCACAGAACCGTCACACAGCAGACGGCAGCCTCCATAGCGGCGCATGATGCCCCCTCAGCCACGCAAGCCCATGGGGGGACCATGCGCACCCGCACCACCGTCGCCGCAGCGCTCCTGCCGCTCGCGGCACTCACCGCCTGCAGCGGCAACAGCGATGCCACACCCAAAACCGTCCGCGTCACCGTCACGCAGACCGTCACCGCCAGCCCCAGCAAGCCCCCCGCCCCGGAGGGCCCGCTCAAGCTCGGCGACAAGGCCACGCTCACCGGAGCCGACAGCGGTTCGACCTTCACCACACAGGCCCTCAGCTACACCCAGCCCGTCAAGAACATCTCGCCACCTTTCGACGGCGAAGGCGGTGACGTCTGGGCTGCCATCGAGGTCAAGGTCTGCAACACCGACGGCGACGACTTCAGCGTCAGCCAGTTCCCATGGCACCTGGCCTACGCCGACGGCAGCAACGTCGAGGTCACTGGTAGCTACGGCGGCGACATGCCCAAGCCCGAGTTCCCCATGGACCGCAAGGTCAAGCCCGGCGACTGTGCGCGCGGCAAGATCGCCTTCCCGGTGTCCAGCGACAAGCGCCCGGAGCGCATCGTCTACGAGCCCGACGGAGTCGAGCCCACCGAGTGGGCGGTCCCCAAGAGCTGACCCTCACGGGAGGTGGCGCCCGTGGCCGGCAACCCGCGTAACGGGCGCCCCTACCGCCGTCTCGTCGACTGGCTTCGAGCCCAACGCCTTCCGTGCTGGCTCTGCGGCCGCGACATCGGCTACGACCTCGACGCCCGGCACCCCGCGTCGTTCACCCTCGACCACGAGATCCCCCTCAGCCGCGGCGGCAGCCTCCTCGATCAGGCCAACGCCCGCCCAGCCCACCGACGCTGCAACAGCGCCAAAGGCAACCGCACAGGCCCACGGCAGCCCCACAACGCGTCCCGGAGGTGGTGACGTGCTGTACGTCGTGACCGGCCCGCCAGCCGCAGGCAAGAGCAGCTGGATCGAAGCCCACGCCAAACCCACCGACGTCGTCATCGACCTCGACCGGATCACCGCCGCCATCTCCGGACCTGGAGCCCCCGGCTGGAACCAGAACCCGCTGCAACTGCGCGTCGCCCACAAGGCCCGCTACGCAGCCATGCATGAAGCGTTCGAGCTACGCGACCAGCTCGACGTCTACCTGATCCACACCATGCCCCAAGCCAAGGCCACGGCCCAGTACAAGCGCCTCGACGCCCGCATCATCGTCGTCGACCCCGGGCGAGACGTCGTCATGCAGCGCATCGAAGCCATGCGAGACCCCGACATGAAGAGGGTCGCAACCCGCTGGTACCGGTCCCGACCGGCCCCCGCCGCCGGCACCATGCCCGCGTCGTCACGGGTCTGGTGATCCGGATGCGGGCTTCTTTAGAGCGAGGGTCTGGGCGACCCAAACGCCCTTGTCGCCCGATTTTTTGCGCGGCGATTTTGGGCCCGCCTATTTCGCATCTGGACGCAGACGCGATTTAGCAGCGTCACGCTGTGTGACCGTTCGTGATGATCTTGGGTGTCGCTGTTTCGCGTCTGGACGCAGACCTGATTTAGCGGACGGGGGTGCGCGGTGGGCCCGGTCGAGGAGGCGACCCGCGAGGAGATCGAGCAGCTCGGCAGCGACCGGACCGCGCCGGGACTGTGTGCGGCGGCGATCAAGTTGGCGCAGCTCATGGACAACAGCGATGGCCCCACCGCCGGGGCGAACGCGGCGACCGCACTGCGGGCCGTGATGGCGGACGTGCGAAAGCTCGCACCAGTCGCGGAAGAGGGGGACGCCGTCGATGACATTGCTCGCCAGCGAGAGAAGCGCAGGTCAGAAGCCCGTGCTGCCGCAAGCCAGTAGCGGCAAGGTGTACGGCGTCCAGCAGCCTCGGGTCCTGTCGGTGCCGGGCACCGCGGTGTCCAGCGCGGGGCAGGAGGCCGTCGAACTGGCGGAGCGCGCGGGCCTGCACCTGGATCCGTGGCAGCGGTTCGTTCTGGACCAGGCGATGAGCGAGAACGCCGAGGGCGACTGGGCTGCACTGGAGGTCGCGGTGAACATCCCGCGGCAGAACGGCAAAGGCGCGATCATCGAAGCGCGGGTGTTGTGGGGCCTGTTCATCGGCGGGGAGCGGGAGATCCTGCTGTCCGCACACGAGTTCAAGACCGCCCAGAACGCGCAGCGCCGCATTGAACGCCTCATCCAGGGGTGCCCTGACCTGCACAAACGCGTGAAGGCGTACCACAAGACGGTCGGCCGGGAAGGCATCGAGCTCCGCGACGGCCGCTGGCTGCGGTACATCGCCCGCTCCCGAGGTTCGGGCCGTGGCTTCACCGCGGACTGCGTCATCTTCGACGAGTGCATGATCCTCGGCGACAACGAGATGTCCGCGCTGGCACCGACCACGGACGCCGTCGCGAACAGCCAGCTGTGGTACCTGGGCAGCGCGGGGATCGGGCATCCGTCGCAGCAGCTCGGCCGGCTCCGTAAGCGGGCGCTGGCGGCGCTGGAAAGCGGCGTCCCGGACCCGGTGCTGGCCTACATGGAGTGGTCGATCGACCCGCACCTGGCGGAGTGCCCGCAGGGCTGCACCGAGCACGACGACGTCGATTCCGTGGCGTCGCTGCTGAAGGCGAACCCGGCGGTGGGCTACCGGCTGGAGGTCGAGAAGAGCATGCATCGGAGGCTGACGATGGGCGACTTCCTGTACGCCCGTGAGCGCCTCGGTGTGGGCGACTACCCGTCGGACGCGGCCGACACCTGGCAGGTCATCGGCGAGGACGCCTGGCGGGCCCTGGTGGCCGCTGAGTACACGCCCAGCGCCCCGGTGGCCTTCGCCATCGACATGACCCCGGAACGCTCTCACGCGGCCATCTGTGTGGCCGGAGAGTGGCGTGGCGGCACGCACGTGGAAGTCGCCGAGCACCAGCCCGGCACCGGTTGGATCCTGGACCGCGCTGCGGAGCTCCACAAGAGGTGGAACCCCCGGTGTTGGGTGGTGGACGCGGCCGGCCCGGCAGGCGCGCTGATCGGCGCGCTGGAGGAGCGGCTGGGCATCACCGTGGTGCAGCCCAAGGCCCGGGAGGTCGCCGCGGCGTGCGGCCAGTTCTACGACGCAGTCGCAGAGCAGTCCCTGTCCCATCGCGACGACGCGCCTCTGGCGACGGCTCTGGCGGGCGCACAGCGGCGTCCGCTGGGCGACGCGTGGGCGTGGTCCCGCCGGATCGTGTCCGTGGACATCAGCCCGCTGGTGGGCGTGACGCTCGCCAGGTGGGGCCTGGGCGTCGAAATCGAGAAGCCGACCGGCAGAGTCGTGGACAACGTGTGGTGAGGAGGGCGGCATGAGCAGGTGGTGGCCCTTCCGCCGCGGGCAGCAACAGCGGGCAATGACGTACCAGAGCGTGTGGGGATCCGGCGGGGACGTCCTCAGCGGCCACGGGCAGGAGCGGGCGCTGCGTCTGGCGCCCGTGTACGCGGCTACGAGGCTCCTGGCGGACTCGGTGGCGTCGCTGCCGCTGCGCTCCTACCAGCACACCGCCAGCGGCCGTACACCGACCGTCGCGCCGACGCTGTTCCGCAGCCCGGCTGCGGTGGGGACCCGGTACGACTGGATGCACCGGTGCATGACGTCGCTGACGCTGCGCGGCAACGCCTACGGGCTGGTCGTCGCCTGGGACTCGGACGGCTGGCCGTCGCAGGTGGAGTGGCTGCACCCGGACGACGTCACCATCCAGGACAACCTCGCAGCCGTGCCGGTCTGGTACTACAAGGGCCGGCGCGTCGAGGACGGCCAGATGTTCCACATCCCGGCGTACACGCTGCCGGGGCAGATCCTGGGGCTGTCGCCGATCGCGTATTTCGCGACGACGACGGACACGGGGCTGCTGGCTGAACGGTTCGGCCGGGACTGGTTCGCGAACGGGTCGATCCCGGCGGCTGTCCTGGAAGCCACAGAGGAGATCACCCGGGAAGAAGCCATCGTCCTGAAGCAGCGATTCAAAGAAGCTGCCACAGGACGCGACGTGGTGGCGCTGGGCATGGGCACGAAGTACAAGCCCATCAGCGTGCCAGCCAACGAGTCCCAGTTCCTGGAGACCATCAAGGCCACGGCGAACACCATCGCCTCGATCTACGGCGTGCCCCCGGAGAAGATCGGCGGCACGACCGGCAACCCGCTGACGTACACCACGGTCGAGCAGAACAGCATCGACCTGCTGACGTGGACGCTGCGCCCGTGGCTGGCCCGCCTGGAAGAGGCGCTGTCGACGCTGCGGCCGCCCACCGAGGAGTGCGCGTTCGACGCGGACGCGATGCTGCGCACCGACACCCTGACCCGGTACCGCACGTACCGCATCGCCCGCACGATCGGCCTGAAGAACATCGACGAGCTGCGCGCGCTCGAGGACGAAGCGCCTCTGCCGAACGGGCAGGGCCAGGACTGGACGCCCCTGGCGGGCGTCTCCAGCGAAGACAGGGAGACCCCGTGAACGACACCGAACGCCGGTTCACCCGGGGCCTGGTCGAGGTCCGGGCCGCCGGCGAGACACGAACCATCGGCGGGTACGCAGCGAAGTTCAACACGCTGTCGAGGAATCTCGGCGGGTTCGTGGAGCGCATCGACCCCGGCTTCTTCGCCAAAAGCGCCGGCGACGGGTGGCCGCGCGTTATGGCCCGCTACAACCACGACAACAACATGCTGCTCGGCACGTCCCGCGCGGGCACCCTGCACCTGGCCGTGGACGGCACCGGCCTGGACTACAGCGTCGACGTGCCCGCCGCCCGGGCCGACGTGTACGAGCTGGTGCAGCGCGGCGACATCACCGAGTCCAGCTTCGCGTTCTACACGTTCGAGGACGACTGGTCGATGACGGACGACGGCTTCCCCGTGCGGACGCTGCTGTCCGGGCAGCTGGTCGACGTGGCCCCGGTCAACGACCCGGCCTACCTCGACACCAGCACCGGCCTGCGCTCCCTCGCGGAGAAAGCCGGCGCCGACCTCGCCGAAGTCCGCCAAGCAGCGGAGACCGGCGAGCTCAAGCGGTTCCTCGGGGCCCCGGCCCCCACGATCATCCAGGCGAGCGGGCAGGGCGAAACCCACCCGGTCGTCGCGGTACGGCAGCGGCGCGCCGAGCTCATGAAACGCCGCACCTTCTGAGGCAGGGCGAACCCCACCTCGACATCCCAACCGCCAGACGTCCCGGCCGCCGGCTGAGGGCGTCTTCGTCATGCCCAGGAGGGCCGACGTGAAGAGCTTCATCCAGTCGCTGCAGGAGCAGCGCGCCAACGTGTGGGAGCAGGCCAAGGGCGTCCTGGACGCCGCCGAGGCCGACAAGCGGGACCTGACCGGCGAGGAGGAGCAGAAGTACCAGCGCCTCAACGCCGAGCTGGACAGGATCGACCAGCGGGTCAAGGACCTCGCCGACGCCGAGCAGCGCACCAAGGACGCCGAGGCGGCCTTCCAGAGCCTGCTGGCCAAGCCGCAGGAGCAGGCCCGCCAGGAGACCGGCGAGCCCTCGGAGCTCCGCCGCTGGGCCCGCGGCGAGATGCGCGGCATCGAGGTCGCCCCGCCCGCCGGCGTGTCCTTCCGTGACCTGACCAAGGGCACCGCCACCGCCGGCGGCAACACCGTCCCCACCACGTTCTACGGCCAGCTGGTCGCGCACCTCATCGAGGTGTCCGGCGTGATGATGGCCGGCCCGACCGTCCTGAACACCGCGTCGGGCGAGAACATCGAGGTGCCGGTCACCACGGCGCACTCCTCGGCGGCCCTGACCCCCGAAGGCACCGGCATCACCGAGTCCGACCCGGCGTTCGCCAAGCGGACCCTGGGCGCCTACAAGTACGGCGTCCTCCTGCAGGCCTCCAGCGAGCTCCTCGCCGACACCGGCGTCGACCTCGAGGGCTACCTGGCCATGCAGGCCGGTCGGGCGCTCGGCAACGCCTTCGGCGTCCACGCCATCACCGGCACCGGCACCAGCCAGCCGACCGGCGTGGTCACCTCCGCGTCGACCGGTAAGACCGGCGGCACCGGCGCGACGGGCGCGTTCCTCGCGGACGACCTGATCGACCTGTTCTACTCGGTCATCGGCCCGTACCGGAACAGCCCGTCGTGCGGCTGGCTGATGCGTGACGCAACCCTCGGCGCGGCCCGCAAGCTCAAGGACTTGCAGGGCCAGTACCTGTGGCAGCCGTCCATCCAGGTCGGTACTCCGGACACACTGCTGGGCAAGCCCGTGTACACCGACCCGAACGTGGCCGCGGTCGGTCTGGGCGCGAAGTCCGTCGTGTTCGGCGACTTCTCCCAGTACTTCGTCCGCCTCGCTGGCGGTGTCCGCTTCGAGCGGTCCGACGACTACGCGTTCAACTCCGACCTGGTCACGTACCGGGCGATCATCCGCGCCGACGGTCTGACCGTCGACCAGACCGGGGCGATCAAGGTGTTCGTCGGCGGCGCGAGCTGATTCCCCAGGCGGGGCGGCCGCGTGCCGCCCCGCCGTCCACCAGCGACGGAAGGAAGACCCCGTGCAGATCCGCATGAGGACGACCCTGACCGGAACCCGCGACGGCCAGCCGTGGCCCGCCCGCGGCGAGACGGTCGACCTGCCCGACGACGAAGCGGCGCACATGGTCGCCGCCGGCCTGGCCGAGAGCTTCGAGAAGGCCGGACGCAAGGTCGGACCCGGTGTGGCCGACGGCCTGGACGGCAAGGCCGAGCCGGTCGTCGAGGAGGCCACTGCCCCCGAGGCGGAGCGGTCCACGCCCACCGGCCGGAAGCCGGCGACCCGCAGGAAGTAGGAGGGGCCATGGGGCTGCTGTCCCTGGACGACGCGAAGGCCCAGCTCGACATCGACACCGGCGACCACGACGTCGAGCTGGAGGCGTACATCGACGCGCTGACCGCGGTCATCGAACGGCTCGTGGGCCCGGTACTGCCCAATGTGGTCACCGAGGTCGTCGAGGGCCGCGGCCCGGTCCTGTGCCTGTCCCACATCCCCGTGCTGGGCGTCGTCTCGGCGACGCCGCTGTACACCGGCGGCGAGACCCTGGACGTCGACGACCTGGTCGTGGACGGCCCCCGGGGCCTGGTCCGCCGCAAGACCGGCGGCACGTTCGCCGGCGGCACGTGGACGTGGCAGTACAGCGTGGGCCGCGGCGAGATCCCGGCCACCATCAACCTCGCCGCCCGGATGCTGCTGCAGCACCTGTGGCGCACTCAGTACGGGGCCGCCCGCGGCGGCGCTTCCGCGGACGACTACAACACGAACGAGCCGATCCCAGGCTTCGGCTACGCGATCCCGAACCGCGTCCTGGAACTCCTCGAGCCGTACCGGCTCCCGCCGGGGGTGGCGTAGCGATGGCCACCTCCCGCGTGCCCGCGGCCGTAGACGCCCTCCTGGAGATCCTGCGGGCCTCCCCGGCCCTGGACGGCGTGAAGGTTGTGGACGGCGCCCCAGCAACGAACCTCACTGACCGGCGGGTCCTCTACGTCGGCTGGCAGCCCGGCGGGGAGAGCGCGGTGTCCCTGACCCAGGACTTCGCGTCCGCCGGGGCCCGCCGCCGCGACGAGGACTTCACCATCGGCTGCTACGCCGAGTCCCGGTCCGGTGACTCCGGCGCGGCCAAGCTCCACCGAGACCGGGTCTTCGCCCTGGTCGCCGCGGTGGAGGACGCGCTGCGCGCCACCGACGCCGCGCCCGAGGCGCCGACGCTGAACGGCACGGTGCTGTGGGCGCACCTGACCACCGGCGACCTGATCCAAGAGCAGGACAGCGGCACCCTGGCCGGCCTGGCCTTCGCTGTCACCTGCCGCGCCCGCATCTGATCCAACCACCATGCCCGAAGGGGGCGAGAGCCATGGCGCGAGTGCGCTACATCGGCCCGGAGCCGGTCACCGTGCCGGAACTCGGCGGCCGCGAGGTGCAGCCCGACGAGATCGTCGAGGTGCCCGACCACAGGTTCGAGGGCTACGTCTGCCAGCCCACCAACTGGGAGTCCGTCGAGGAACCCCAGACCGCACCGGTCGCGAAGAAGGCGGCCACCAAGACCCCGAAGGGTGACGACTGATGGCGATCGGATCGGGCCTCGGCTCCCAGCTCGGCGTTGCCGTCGAGTCCACCTACGGCACCTACGTGGCGCCGAGCAAGTTCCTCGAGTTCACGAAGTCCGGCATCGTCATGCGGAAGACCACCGCCCAGTCGGCGGGGATCGCCGCTGGCCGGCTGATGGCGCTGTCCTCGCGGCGGGTGCTGACCACGCAGGACGCGGGCGGCTCCATCGACCTCGAGGTCGTCAACAAGGGCATGGGGCCCTGGCTGCAGACGCTGATGGGTACGACCGTCACGCCGGTGCAGCAGGCGGCCACAACCGCGTACCTGCAGACCCACACCCTCGCCGACACCGCGGGGAAGTCCCTCACGGTACAGATGGGCATCCCGCTGACCACGGGCACCGTGACGGACAAGACGTACACCGGCTGCAAGATCGTGTCGGCAGAGTTCTCCTGCGAGACCTCCGGCATGCTGACCGCGTCCTTCGAGATCGACGGCAAGGCCTGCGACGAGGGCCAGACCCTGGCCGCCGCGTCGTACTCCAACATGGCCCCGTTCCACTTCGGGCAGATGGCGCTGAAGACCGGCACGTTCGGCGCGGAGACATCCCTGGACGGCGTCCGCAAGGTCTCCATCAAGATCGAGCGGCCGATGGCTGTAGACCGGTTCTACGCCGGCGCGAACGGCCTGAAGGCCGAGCCGATCTCGAACGACCAGGTGAAGATCACCGGGTCGATCGAGATGGACTACGTCAACACCACCCTCGACGACCTGCACACCTCGGACGCGGCCACGGCGCTGGTGTGGGAGTTCGTGGGGCCGACGATCGAGCTGACCCACAAGGAGACCTTCCGGATCAAGCTCCCCGCGGTCCGGATCGACGACGCCCCGCCGGCCGTCGAGGGCTTCGACGTTGTCCGGCCCACGTACAACTTCACCGCGCTGTACGACGGCACGAACCCCGTGGCCATCGAGTACCTCAGCGCCGACGCCACCCTGTGAGCGTCCGCCGTGCGCGACGTACAGATCCTCGGCCGGGCACAGCTGCTGGACCTGCAGCGCCGCCTACGGGCCGCCGGTGACGAGAACCTGCGCCGCTCCATGCAGCGCAGGGTCCGCCGGGCCGCGGAGCCGCTGAGGAACGACCTGCAGCGCACCATGCGCACCCTGCAGATCCGCTCGCAGGGGCGCCGCGTCCCGGGCGGTCCGAGCACGAACCTGCGGCCGCTGAGGGAGACCATCGCCCAGAGCATCAAGATCAGCGTGCGGAACACCGGCCACGCCGGCGCCCGCGTCTGGATCGACCGGTCGATGCTCCCCCGAAACATGTGGAACGTCCCCACCCAGCTCGACCGCGGCCGCCTCCGGCACCCGGTCTTCGGCAACCGCCGCCGCTGGGTCAACCAGTACGCCGATCCGTGGTGGAGCAGCACCATCCGCCGCCACGAGGCCCGCATGGCACGTGAGATCGCCCGGGTCGTCGACGACGTCCAGCGCCGCCTCGGCGCCTGACCAGAGAGAGAAACCACCCATGCTTCTGCGCTACGGGCCCCCTGGGGCCGAACCCCAGGTCTGGGACCTGGCCACAGTCCGGTTCCTCAGCAGCGAGGCGGAGACCGTCGAGCGGACCACGGACATGGACTGGGGCTACGTCAACAGCGTGGCGACCCTGGTCGTGCGGTCCTCACCGACCGCCCGCCGCGCCGTGACGTGGGTGCTGCTCAAGCGGGCCGAGCCCACCCTGCGGTACGCCACGTTCGACCCGGCCCTGGACGACATCACCGTCAAGCTCGGCGCAGACGACTACGAGCGCCTGGTGGCCGAGGCCGACCAGAACCTGGCCGACGGCAAGTGCACCGAGGCCGAGTACGCCGAGGCCATCGACGAGGTCCGCTCCATGACCGACCCGGACGTGCTCGCCGCCATCGACCAGGCCAAGGCCCCAAAAGCCGAACCGGCGGTGCCCGCCGCGGAGCGGCTGCCGCAGGAACTGCAGAGCCTCGAGGCCTGAGCCGGAACAGCATCACCCACCAGCGCGACGCCTGGTTCTGGGCGTTCCTCTCCCAGTTCCCCAGCCTGACACCGGAAGCGTTCGACGCCCTGACCGTCGAACGCTTCCAGGCCGGCATCGCCTACATCGAGAAGTCCAACGCCGCGGCAGCGGCCCAGCAGCAGTAGGGGGTCGCCATGGCTGAGCGCCGCATGGTCTTCGACCTGGTCGGACGGGACCGCCTGTCCCGCGTTCTCCGCTCCGTCGGGGACGGCGCCGACGACATGGGCCGCCGGATGGAGGAGTCCAGCGAGCGGTCCAGCCGCGCGATCGAGGGCCTGAACCGCGACTCCAACGGCCGGTTCCGCGACATCCGCGGCCGGTTCGTGTCCGCGTCGGCGGCCGCCGAGTCGATGGCGGAGAGCGTGGACCGGTCGTCGTCCCGCAGCCGCCGTGCCCTGGGTGCCCTGGCCCCGGTCCTGCGCGGTATCGGAGCGCGTGCCCACGCCATGGCCGACGACATCGACTCCAGCGGTCGGCGGAGCGGCTCGGTCCTGGGCCGCCTGGGCGGGGTGTTCTCCGGCCTCGGGTCGGCGGCGATGTCCGCCGTGCCGTCGCTTGGCGCCGTCGGGGGCAGCCTGCAGGCCGTCGGCATCGTCGCAGCCATCAGCGTGCTGCCCGCGCTCGGCGCCCTGGTCCCGATGCTGGCTGGCCTCGGCCTGGCTGCGGGCGCCATCAAGCTCGGGTTCTCCGGCGTCGGTGACGCCATGGCCCTGGCCGGGACCGACGCGAAGAAGTACCAGGAAGTCCTGGACAAGATGTCCGGGCCGCAGCGCGATTTCACCAAGACCCTGGTCGGGCTGAAGAAGGAGTTCTCCGGCCTCGGCAAGGACGTGCAGAAGGCCATGTTGCCCGGCTTTACCCGGCTGCTGAAGTCGGCGTCGCCGCTGGTCAAGACCTTGTCGGGCGGGCTGACCAGCATGGGCAAGGTCCTCGGCGACACGGCCGACCAGTTCGGCCGGCTGCTGAAGGACTCCGGGTTCCAGAAGGACTTCGGGCAGACCCTGAAGCTGGGAGTCGGTTTCGTCCGTGACCTCACCAGCGCGTTCGCCCCGTTCACCCGCTCCCTCATCGACTTCGGTGCGGCCAGCGGCCCCACCCTGAAGGCGTTCAGTGACGGCTTCTCCGGCCTGCTGGGCAAGGGCCTGCCCGGGTTCTTCTCTGGCCTGAAGGGCGGGATCGACGGCAGCGCCCAGATGTTGACCGGCCTGTTCGGCGCCCTGAACAAGGTGCTGCCCGCGCTGGGCCGGTTCGCCGGTTCTGTGGCGAACGCGGCGGGCCCGGCCCTGCGGGAGATACTCGAGACCGCAGGCGACCAGGGCGCGGCCACGTTCGACAACCTCGGGAAGATCATCGGCAAGCTGAAGCCAGTCTTCGGCGAGATCGGTGCCGCCGTGCGCCTGTTCGGGTACGCCCTGCAGACCGCCGGGACGATCGCCTACGACACCGGCTCCGTCATCATCAACAGCCTCTGGCCGTCCTTCGGAAAGGCAGACCAGGCGGTGGGCCCGCTGCAGCGCCTATCGGCGTGGCTGAAGGACAACAAGCAGGCCACGCTCGAGTTCACCCGCGTCGCCTCCAATGGGCTCATCGACTTCTTCGGCGTGGTCCTGGACAACACGCCCCGCGCTATCCAGGGCTTCCGGCTGATGGTCACCGGGATCCTGACCGCCCTCGATGGCGTGGTGTCCGGTGCCGCCTCGGCGTTCGGCTGGATCCCCGGCATCGGCCCCAAGCTGAAGGCCGCGAACAAGCAGTTCGACTCGTTCAAGGACTCCTGGATCACGAGCCTGCACAACGCCGAGGACGCCACCCGCACGTGGGCCGCCGAGGTCCGGCCGCGGCTGGAGCAGAACAAGCTGAAGATGAACATCTCCAACTGGCAGCAGCAGATCGACGCGGCCAAGGCGAAGATCAAGACGGTGCCGCCGGAGAAGCGCGCCGCGCTGAAGGCGGACATCGCCCAGCTGCAGCGGCAGGTCGACGCCGCGAAGCGCAAGCTGTCCGAGCTCCGCTCCAAGTCCGTGACCGTTTCGACGTACTACCAGGAGTTCCGCTCCAAGCACATGGGCGGTCAGGCCGGCGCGACCGGTGGCCTGTACTCCCACGCCAAGGGCTTCGCCTACGCCGACGGCGGCCTGGTCCACGGCCCGGGCACCGGCACCTCCGACGACGTCCCCGCCCCGTGGCTGTCCAATGGCGAGTTCGTCGTAAAGGCCGCGCAGACCCGCAAGCACCTGTCGCTCCTGCAAGCCATCAACGCGGGCCGTATGGGCTTCGCCAAGGGCGGCCTGGTCCGCGGCCTCACCAAGGGCGAGGCATCCACCATCAAGGCGGACACCACCAGCAGCGCCGTGGTGAAGCTGACCGGGTCGACGTCCGCGATCAGCGCCATGGCGAAGAAGCTGGTCGGCGACATCCAGAAGGCGTTCAAGGGCACAAAGACCACCCTCGACGACAAGCTGGTCAAGCTGATCCAGAAGAACAACACCAAGCTGCAGTCGCTGGCCAAGCAGCGCGACAAGATCGCCGCGCGGATCGCGGCCGCGAAGGAGTTCGCCGCCGGCGTCACCTCCAACGCCAAGGCCGGGGCGGCCCTGTCCACCATGGACCCCGAGGGCCTCACGCCCGGCGGGGGCAGCCTCCTGTCCGGGCTGCGGTCGAAGCTGGCCAACATCAAGCAGTTCCAGTCGTACATCAGCACCCTCGCGAAGCGCGGCCTGAACAAGGGGCTGCTGCGGCAGATCCTGGAGATGGGCCCAGAGCAGGGGCTGCCCTACGCCTCCACGCTGGTCGGGGCGTCCGCGTCGATGCTGAAGAGCATCAACAGCACGCAGTCCAGCATCGACAAGACGTCGAAGTCGCTGGGCAACAGCGGGGCGGACATCCTGTACGACTCGGGGAAGCAGGCCGGGAAGGGCCTCCTGGCTGGGCTGGCGGCCCAGCAGAAGGACATCGAGAAGCTCATGCTGAAGATCGCCGGGGGCATGACCAAGTCGATCCGTAAGGCCCTCGGCATCAAGAGCCCCAGCACGGTGTTCCGGCAGCTCGGCCGGTACACCACGCAGGGCCTGGCCCTTGGCCTGGCCGACCGCACGTCGATGGTGCACAACGCCATGGCACAGGTGACCGGTGCGGTAGCGGCGGCGGCGCTGCCCATGCCGCAGATGGCTCTCACTGCCGGCGGGGGCCGTGGCGGCGGGGACGTCTACAACTTCACGATCACCGGCGCGGTCGATCCGGTGTCGGTGGCTCGGCAGATCGAGAAGCTGCAGCTGCAGTACAAGCGGGCCCGCGGCGGCCAGAGCAACACGGTGGGGTGAGCATGAGTCTTCTCCTGGTCGACGCCGGGTTCGGTGGCACGATCACCGACCCGGAGGGAATCCCCTGGGTCGACATCAGCCAGTACGTCGACCTCGACAACGTCGGGGTCACCATCACCCGCGGGGCCTCCGACGAACTGTCGGAGATCCAGCCCGCCACCTGCAGCATGACCCTGAACAACCAGGACGGCCGGTTCACCGCCGACCTTGCCAGCAGCCCGTACTACCCGAACGTCGTGATGAACACGCCGATCCGGGTCAGTGTTGCCACCCTGGACAGCCCCACCGGCGCAGCACCATGGCCGCTGGAGAAGCTGTGTGACGACTTCGACGACGGCCGCATCGACACAGCGAAGTGGACAACGGTCAGCGGAGGCGTCACCGAGGCCGGCGGCCGGGTCAGAATTCCAGCCGCCGCTGGCGTCACCGCCCAGTGCCAGTCCGCTCGGCAGTGGCGACTGGTGAACAGCTACACGACCGTCCGGATGACCGTTGTTCCCGCAGCAACCGGCGCCAGCACGGCCTTCTGCTCGTTCATGGTCAACGCTGTTACCAGCGGGACGAGGGTCGGGTTCCTGTACAACGCCATCACCGGAATGCTGTCGTGCCGATCTGACGTCGCCTTCGCCGATGCAGGCGCCGTCAGCGAGCCGTATGACCCGCAGTTCCACCAGTTCCTGCGGATCCGGGAGACCTCAGGGAAGGTGTACTGGGAAGCAAGTAGCGATGGCTTCGGCTGGTTCGTGCTGCGCGACGAGACGACCCCAGCGTGGGTGACCTCCAACCAGGTCAACTTGCAGCTGGCCGCAAACCGCAACTCCGGGCCCACCGACTACGCCGAGTTCGACCTGGTCGGCGCCGTCGTCCACCCCCGCTTCTGGGGCATGGTCAACGAGTGGCCGAACGCCTGGAACGGCCTGTACTCCACTGTCTCCATCACGGCCACGGACCTGTTCAAGTGGCTCAACCTGCAGCCGAGCCTGCGCCCGCTCCTGAGTGAGGAGATCCTGCAGCTCGAGCCGGTGTCGTACTACCCCATGTCCGAGCCCGAGGGATCGACCAGCGTCGGTGACCTGTCCGGCCAGACCACCGCCGCCCTGGGCATCGTCCAGGCCGGGTCGGGCGGCACGCTCACGTTCTCCGGGGTGGACGGCCCGCCGGCCACCGCCGCGCAGTGCCCGGTGTTCGCGCCCGCGTCAGCGTCCGCCGGCCGCTACCTGACCGCCGACCTCGGCCCCAAGTTCGAGCAGGACGCCAGCGCCACCGCGGTCGTCACCGAGGTCTGGTTCCGCACCACCACGGCGGGCCGCACCATGTGCGCGCTGCGGTCGCTGGACAACACGTACCGCATCGCGATGGGCCTGGACGGCACGGGAAAACTGCAGGTCACCACGACCAGCCCCGGCGCGGGCACCCTCGTCGCGGCGTTCTCCACGCCGAACCTCGCCAACGACACCTGGCACCAGGCCATCTACGACGAGAACTTCATGGAGGTCTGGGTCGACGGCGTCCAGTATGGGCCGCTGCCCATCGCCGTCACGCACGACCTGCGAAGGCTGTCCGTCGGCGGCGACTTCGGCACCACCCTGTGGTCCGGGGCCATCGCCCACGTCGCGGTCTACACCCTGCAGGACTACCTGTTCATAGGGTCCGAGGCGTCCAACCACTACGACGCCGGCATCAACGGGTTCGAGGGCGAGCCCGCCGACTTCCGCGTGGAACGCCTCGGCTGGTACACGGGCATCGACAGCGTCACCTCGCTCGGCTCCACGTTCGATGACACGGCCAGCCAGGGCCCGGGCGGCTCCCGCGCGCTGGACATGATGAAGGCCATCGAGGCCACCGAGGGCGCGAAGCTGTTCGCTGACCGCGACTGGGCTGGCGTCACGTTCCAGTCCCGGGACCTGCGGTACAACCCGGTCCCCGAGGTGGTCCTGTCCTACGGCGACCTGGAGACCGACGAGGTCGAGGGCAGCCTCGACGACCAGAAGATGGTCAACACCGTCATCGCGTCCCGCCCGGGTGGGGCGACGCAGCGCGTGGTCGACCAGGCATCCCGCGACCGGTACGGCCCGGCGGAGAAGACGCTGGACCTGCTGAAGACCGACGACAACAAGGTGCTGGACGCGGCGAACTGGCTGGTGTCCCGGTACGCGCACCCGCGCGGCGAGCTCCGCGAGGTCCCCATCGCGGCGTACTCCATGGGCACCGCCACCTACCGGGACCTGCTGAACCTCGGCATCTCCAGCGTCATCACGGTCACCGACCTGCCCGCCCAGACGCCGACACCGGAGCAGACCCTGTTCATCGAGGGCTACCAGGAAACGATCCGCTACCGGCGGCACCACATCCAGTTCCACACCTCGCGGTCGTACAACGACTCCGTCTGGGTCCTCAACGACCCGGTCTACAGCGTGCTGGGGTCGACGACCCGGCTGTCCTACTGAAGGGGGCCTTCGTGGCTGACATCCCCGTTGTGCGGGCTGAGGCGTTCTACACGCCGCCCCCGCCGCGCCGAGCGGACTCGTGGGCCGCAGTGCCGCCCGCCGAGCGGGTGTGGCGCTGGTACGAGCTGAAGATGCAGCGTCGCCTGCAGCCGCCCGACGGGTTCGTCATCGGCCAGCAGACGTGGGCACGGATCAACCACAACCGGTGGGTCGCGGACTGCCCGTGCGGGTCGGCGCAGATCGTCACGCCGACGGACCAGCGGATGGCCTGCCCTGAATGTGGTCTGGGCTGGGTTGTGGTGGTGTTCCCCGCGAACCCGGACGCGGTCGAGGCGTCGGTTGCCGTGGACCTGCCGCATGAGCGGAACTGGTGGAACCCTGACGATCCGAACGCGGTCGACCTCGCCCCGCTACCACCGCCTGAGCCCGAGCCGGACCCTGAACCCGAGCCCGCGCCGACGCAGGAAGGCGGGCAGCAGCCGTGACGTTCGCCCCGCGCACGTGGGTGGTCGGTGAGACCGTGACCGCCGCGATGCTCAACCAGGAGATTCGCGACCAGTTCAACTCCATGTTCGGGGCGTGGACGTCGTACACCCCGACGTGGACCGGCGGCACCACGAACCCGGTCCTCGGCAACGGCACGCTGGTCGGGCTGTACATGAAGGTCGGCCGCACCGTTCACTACCAGATCAACCTGACGACCGGCTCGACGACGACCTACGGCAGCGGCACCCTGGCTTTCGACATGCCAGCGGTCTCCGCCAACCGGGGCGCAACGTACATCGGCAACGCCCACCTGCTGCAGACGGCCCGCTACGGCGGCCAGTTCATCATCAGCCCGGGCGCATCGGCCGCGTCGCCGTCGTTCTCTGACGCTGTCACCCCGCTGTCCCCCATCACCCGGCACGCCTTGTGGACACCGACGATCCCGGTCACCCTCGCCAGCGGCGCCCAGATGCGCATCACCGGCGTCTACGAGTCCGCGACCTGACCAACCTGCCCCCGCACAGCAGAGCGCCCCGCCCTGGCTTCGGCCCGGCGGGGCGCAGGTCTACCCCGCGATCACCGCTGGGCAGCGCATCACCGCACCGCTGGCCTGCTCCCTGACGCTCCCGTCCACTGCACGCCCCGCGCCCGCTGGCCGGGGCTTTTTTCACGCCCAGGAGGGCCCCGCATGGCGACACCACTGACCGCTGACCAGATGGTCAAGGCCCTCAAGGACGAGGGCCTGACCGTGTACGAGCACGCTGGCTGGCGCACCCACAACCGGGACGAGGAGACCGGCAAGACCTTCGGCCCGGTCCACGGCATCCTCATCCACCACACCGCAGGGCACGACGACCTCGAGGTCTGTTACAAGGGCCGCTCCGACCTTCCCGGCCCGCTCTGCCACGCCTGGCTCGGCAAGACCAAGGGGCTGTGGCTGGTCGGCAACGGCCGGGCCAACCACGCCGGCCTCGTCGACCTGGACGTCGTCAACGCCCTCATCGCCGAGCGCGCCCTGCCGCACGACGATCGGGCGGACACCGACGGCAACGACCTGCTGTACGGCCTGGAGATAGAGAACCTCGGGACCGGCAAGGACCCTTACCCGGCGGAGCAGTACCGGCAGGCCGTGCTGTGGGCCGCTGCGATCTGCCGCGCCCACGGCTGGACCGAGAAGTCCATCGCCGGGCACAAGGAGGTCCAGCCCGGGAAGATTGACCCCAGCTTCGACATGGACGGTTTTCGCGCCGACGTCCGCGCCCAGCTGGCGAAGAAGCCTGCCAGCATCAAGCCGGCCGCGGGGAAGCCGTCCAAGCCCGCGAAGCCCAGCGTGTCCATCGCGAAGCTCGCCCAGGCCGCCCGGACCGACCCCGGCGCCCGGCAGGGCCACCAGACCTACGCCGCGGGCGTGCGCCTCGTCGAGAAGGCCCTCCTCGAGCTCGGCTACCTCACCTCCAAGTACGCCGGCGACGGCAGCTTCGGCTCCGTCACGGTCACCGCCTACCGCCGCTGGCAGGAACACCTCGGTTACAGCGGCACCGCCGCGGACGGTGTCCCCGGCCGCACCTCCCTCAGCAAGCTCGGCGCCACCACCGGGCTGTTCACCGTCACCTCCTAGGAGACCGCCATGTCGATCCCCCGCTTCGACGGCTTCGGCCGTACAGCCGTCATCTACGGCCGCGACCTCGCCGAGCGCGTCGTCACCACGTTCCTGCAGGCCTTCCTCGCCGGGCTCACCGTGACGACCCCGTTCGACCTGGGCATGTGGAAGGCCGCAGCCCTCGGCGGCGTCGCCGCCGGCTACGCCCTGATCAAGGGCATCGCCGCGAAGGCCTTCGGCGACCCGAACAGCGCGTCGCTGTCCCGCAAGGTCTGAGCCCGTGACGCCGCAAGACCCGGGCGTGTACATCACGACCACGCAGATGTTCCAGGAGATGAGATCGCTGCACGACACCGTCTCCCGCGTCGAGGTGAAACTCGACGGGCTCCTCACCGACAACAAGGCCATAGCCGCCGAGCTCGCCGACCACGAGACGCGGCTGCGCCGCCTGGAGGGAGCCCGCTGGCCCCTCCCGACCGTCGGGATTCTCGCCGGGGCGGCAGGAGCGGCCACCGGCCTGTTCGCCCTGTTCCAGCACTGACCGCGCCCCCGCTGTCCTTCGGGACGGCGGGGGCGCTTTCGTGCGTCCAGGGTCAGGCCGGCGGCTGGTCGGCGACGAACGTACCGATGCCGGTCTCGCCGCGCAGCCAGCCCTCGTTGCGAAGGTGCGCGAGCGCCTTCTGGCTCGTCGACGTGGCGATGCCGAGCTCGGTCGCAAGCTCAAGCGTGGACGGGACGCGACTGCCCGGCGGGTACGTGCCGTCCTTGATGCGGTCGATGACGATCGCCACGACCTGCTTCCACACGGCGCGCGTGCGATCAAGATCCGGTCCCATGGTGGTGACCGTAGGTTCCCGCGCCATGCCGCGCGACCGCAGCAACCCTCGGCAAGGTGCGGTAAGGCGCGGTAAGGTCGAAAGACGAGAAAGCCCCCGGCGGCCGCGTCAACGGCCCCGAGGGCGTGGCCGACCGGAAAGGGGTCGACATGGCTCACGGTACCGCCCAGCACGCCTCGCGCGTAGCCGCACAACTAGTACGCCTTGAAGGCACTGTGCGCAGCGCCCACCGCGCCTATTTGGACCACCTCCAGGGCTGCCCCGGCTGCGAGTACGGCCAGACCCGCTGCAGCGCCGCAGACGCCCTGTGGAGCGCCTACAGGAACGCTCGAGGCGGTGCCCGGTGAACTTCGGCGACATCCCCCTGCGCGGCTCCGGAATCTGCTCCCGCTGCCAGCGCCACACCAACGACGGCCTGGTCCACATCATCGAAGGCCTCTCCGGCCCCGGCGGACGAGTCGTGTACTGCGCCGACCGCAAGGCCTGCGACCAACGCAGGACCGACTGAGACTGCCGCCAGCCTCCGACGGCAAGCACCACGGGAGGCCGACGGCACGAGCCCCCACCGCACCCGGCGGTGGGGGCCTTCTGCTGCTCACGAAGGAGGACTCCGCTCGGGGGGGGTGAGCGGAGTCCTCGGCAGGTTCCACCCGGGGGGGTGAGTGAAGCCCGCACACCCACACTAACTCTCCGGCGCTCGGCCGCCTGACTTCGGGCGCCACCGGAGTGAGCAGCCCCGCCCCGGCGTGAGCTGAGGGACCGAGCCGAGGCCGCACCTCCAGAGTGCGGGGGTCGGCACGACCCCCGCAAACGGTGAGGGCCGACGCTCGCCACAAGCGCCGGCCCTCAGTTCTCCGCACCCAAGAAGCCAATGATGGATGGGACCACCAGCCTAGCGCCGAGGGGTGACACCGGGTGAGTAGTGCGGGACAATGTAAGTGCAGGTCAGCCCGCATGTGGATCCCCTCGGTTGCGTGAGCGATGCGTGAGCGGAGGTCTCGAAGCGGGCCAGAGTAGCCGGAGTGAGCCAGAGCTTTTGAGCCTCGCCACCTGGGACTTTCGGAGCCTGACAGAGTGGCCAGAGTCCGTTGGAGTAAAACCCCAGGACTTTTAATCCATTGGTTGTGGGTTCGAGTCCCACACGGCCTACCGAGAGGATCAGCAGGCAAACCCCTGTTGACCTGGGAAGAGGCGCCCTGACTGAACTTCAGCAGTCGGGGCGTCGCTTCGTTTCCGCCTCGATGTGAGCCCGAAGTGAGCCCGGCGGTGTCGCCGACAGCCTTCGGACGGGAGCGGGGAACGAGTGCGCGGCCCGCTCGGACACCTCCCGGTCGATCTCCGGGAGCAGCGAGGTGTACGTGTCCGACGTCAGGGTGATCGTCGAATGGCGCAGAGTCTCCTTGATTGTGTGGAGATCGCCGCCGCCCGCGTGCGTGAGCGTCGCCGCGCCGTGACGGAGGTCACGGAGATTGATCGGCGGCAGCCCGGCCGCCTCGGAGATCCGGCGGAACGTCCGGGACACGGTGTCCGGGTGCAGCCAACTCCCGTCCTCCCGCGTGAAGACCTTGCCGGAGTCCTGCCACGCCGTGCCCCATGCCAGCCGCTCGGCGTTCTGCCGGGCGCGGTGGGCGCGCAGCGCGTCCACGGAGCCGCTGTCCAGGTGGATGGTCGCTGCGCTGCCGTCCGTCTTCGGAGCGGACTCGTACGGGGCCCACCCGTCGGTCACGATCTCCTTGGCGACGGCCAGCTCGGCACGGTCCAGGTCGACGTCCGCCCAGTCCTGGCCCACGGCCTCGCCCCGGCGCAGGCCCAGGAACGCGATCAGGTGGAACAGGGCGTACAGCCGGTCGCGCTACCCGCAGCCCGAGGGTGGGGAGTGACGCCATGACCCCCGAGCAGAGTGCCGGCCTCGCCATCCGCGCCGAGCACCTGGCCCGCACATTCACTGCCGAGGCCGACGCGCCGCTGTCCGCGCTGGGGAGCGTCCAGGCCCAGTGCACGCGGGCCCGCCGCACCATCACCTGAGGAGACACGCAATGATCAGTGACCTGGACATCGAGGCGGCCGAGGCCGCGGTGACCGAGGCGCGCCGCAAGGCAGCCGCTATGCGAAAGTCCGGGGCGTCCGACGTCGCCGACCTGGTGACCCGGGAGGAAGGGCGCCTGGCCGATCTCAAGGAGCGCAAGGAACGTCAGGACGCGGCGCTCCGGGAGCGGAAAGCCGTCGAGAAGACGCACGCGGCCGAGCTGCGCGAGATCGGCAAGATCCTGGACGACTCCGCCGTCGCAAGGTGGTCGCCAAGGCAGCGCAGGAAGCGGCCGACGCCGTTGCCCGGCTCAAGACGGTGCTGGACGAGCACGACGGCACCGCCGCTCTCCTGCACGCCCGCATGGCGGCCATGGCCCTGACTGCCGGGGATGAGGACACCGAGTACCCGAGCGGTGCCGGACGTGGCGGCGAGGTGCGTGTGAACGGGCTGAGCTGGAAGCCCGCGCCCTCGGACGCGGTCGCCGAGTACATCATCCGCCGGGGAGTGGCGAAAGCGTTCGGCGCACGGCAGCCCGGTGCCCGTGTGCGGGACATCCGGGCGCACAGCCTGGCACGGTCCGGCGGCGAGTTGATGGAGCGAGCGCATCGAGGACGCCATCGCCTGACCACGCAAAAGCGCCCTGCTGTCCGTCGGGACAGCGGGGCGCTTCGTGTTTTCAGGTCCGGTCGCGGGCTGGCTTCTCAGTAGCCCCGGGTGCCTCGGTATCCGGCCTCCCGGAACGGGCAAAGCTCTTCCAGCTTGCCCAGGCACCCCACGACATGAGGGCGCCGACGACAAGATTGAGGATCAAGAAGTAGGTGTCGTCGACTGTCTTGGTGGCGGCGATGAGTCTGGCGATTCCGCCGCCGGTGAGGAACAGGGCCAGAATCGCCCACAGGAAGCCTTTCATTGCGGCACCCTAATGTGCGCCTGACCTGCGATGCTAGGCACTTCCGCGCGGGACGGAGCGGAACCATCGCAGGGCGGCGATCACGTAGGCGTCGATGGCGACGGGCAGCATGGCGGCGACGAGGGTTCCCGCGCCGAGGGTGGCGGCGAGCTGGTATTCGGCGGACGCCGTGAACGCCACGCCTGCGCCGAGGGACAGGCGGGTCAGCCATACGGCGACGGGATCACGAGAGGGTACGTTCTTCACGGGTCTGGCTCCTTGATCAGGAAGGTGTCGGATCAAGGCGCCGCATCGGTGGGTGAGATCACCGGGCGGCGCCGCCTTGTCCACAAGCTGTGGACCGGCGGAGCAGGGCGGACCGCGTGAGCGCGGTGCCGGAGACGTGAGCCCGGTGTGAGCCCGGACGCCTTCGTACGGGGCGTTACCCGGCGGTACCCGGAGAGGGTTGCAAGGCCGCTGACCTGCACGGATCGGACGCAGACGGATCATGCGTCACCGTCCGGCACGGACTCATCGCGACTTTTAATCCATTGGTTGTGGGTTCGAGTCCCACACGGCCTATGTAAGAGGCCCAGGTCAGACGCTGTCTGACCTGGGCCTCAGGCGTTTCGCGCGCTTGCTCCCCAGCCGCTCCCCCGAGTTGCACGGTTCGTCAGGAGCCATGCCGCGGGGCAGATCCGACAGTGGCCATCGCGCGTCGCGGACGGGGCGTTCGGCGTTGCGGCTCAGCGGGGTGCGCGGGGTCTCCTACCCGAGGCGCAGGTCGGCGATGGAGGCCAGGTCGATCCCGTAGTGACGGTAGACCTTCGTGGTGTTCATGGAGGTGAGCTGATCGCGGTCACAGCCGAGGGTCTCCGCCGCCGCCCAGACCTGGGCCTCGTCGTCGGCCTCGATCTCCAGGTACGGCGGGATCAAAGGCCACTCGTCCAGCTCGAGCCGGACCGCGCCGAGGGTGAATGAGGTGCGGCGGTTCTCCTGGTAGGAACGCGGCGTCAGGCCGGTGAGGAGCAGGAGTTCCGCGGCCTCCTCGAAGGAATCGACCACGACCTCCGTCTCGTGGGTGCCGTCGACGGCGTCCGTGCGGATCTCCTTCACGCACAGGGTGACGCCGGCGCCGGTGTCCCGCAGGCGCACCCAGCGTCCGGGCACGGCCGGGACGGTGTCGTACACATAGCGGCGCATGAGGCGTGGCGGAGCCACTTCGGTCCCGCCCGCCGCGAGGATGAGCCGGGTGGTCTTCGTGAGGTCGATGTCGAGGAGCTTCGCCTCGTACTCGATGCCTGCCATGGTGTCTCCGATCGATGGTCGCTGACCTCTGAACGACGGTGCCGTGTCCGCGGAACGGGTCACCGCTGCGCTCCGGGCGGATCTGCCCTCGTCCGGATCTCCCCGGCGGGCTGTCCCGCCTTCCACGGCAGGATCCCGTGGGCGGTCGTGCACGGAGGGCACGCGTAGCGGGCCCAGTCGGGGCCGATTCCGGTCGGGATGAGGGCGACGAGCACGGCGGTCTCGCCCGCGGTCCAGTCGCGGTGCCACGCGCACCACTGACGTGGGGCAGCAGGCGGCGGCTGGGGGTGGCGACTGCTCATGGCGCGTCAGCGATCACGGCCCATGCCCGCTCGCCGTCGGCCGTCCAGTCGTGGCCGTAGTCGTCGGCGTCCGCGAGGGCGGCCAGGAGGAACGACCGGCGGGTCTCGTCCATCACCACGGGGATGGCGACGGTCAGGCGGACTCCGTCCACGTCCTCGGTGCGTTCGACTTCGGTGCCGACGGCGGCGAAGAGCCGGGCGGCGATGCTCTCGATGCGTGGACGCATGGGTGCCTCTTGGTCATTGGTCGACTGTGCAGCGTAGTCCTAATCGCTTAGCTTGCACCTGAGCGATTAGATTTGTCAATGGAGCCGCCCCCCGATCACCGCCGGAGACCCGATGCCACGTACACCGGCCTCATATCTGCCGATCGCTGATGCCCTGCGCGCCCGGATCGCGGCGGGGGACTGGCAGGTCGGCGACCGACTTCCCTCCCGCGCGGCGCTCGCCGCGGAGTACGGCGTCAGCGCGATGGTGATGCAGCGGGCGCAGGAGCGGCTCATCATCGAGGGCCTGCTCGAGGGCCGGGCCGGATCCGGCACCTACGTCCGGGTCCCCCGTGAGCGCCTGCGCATGGTCCGCTCCCGCCATCGGGAGCAGCGCGGCGGCAGCCCGTTCCGTGCCGACATGAAGGAGAGGGGCAAGTCCGGGACCTGGGAGTCCCACTCGCAGGCCCGCGTGCCGGCGCCGGAGGGGATCGCGCGGCGTCTCGCCGTCCAGCCCGGCGACCTGTGCGTCCACACGCGGTACGAGTTCCTTGCCGACGGCATGCCGGTGCAGCTGTCCAGCAGCTGGGAACCGATGGCCATCACCGACGGCACTCCGATCGTGCTCCCCGAGATGGGGCCGCTCGCCGGTATGGGCGTCGTGGAGCGGATGCGCACCATCGGGGTGCGGATCGACACCGCCGTCGAGGTCCCCCGCCCGGGCCGGGCGACGCAGGAAGAGGCCAATCTCCTCGGCATCTCCGTCGGCGACCTGCTGACGCGCATCGAGCGGACCTACTACGACACGGACTGCCGACCGGTCGAGACCGCCGACATCACTGTGCCGGACGTGCGCTGGGAGATCGCCTACGAGATCCCGATAGAGCAGTCCGAGTCCTGATCCCCGATGCGCGAAGCGCCCGGCCGCCCTTGCAGGGCACCGGGGCGCTCGCGGGCGTCCGCGCAGGCGTCCAGGACCGCCTCAGGCTTCCGCCGCGCCCGTGAGGGCGGCGAGGGCGGCGAGGGGCGCGGTGCGGGCGGGCGAGGGGTGGTCGTGACGGTTGTGTGCGTCACGGCACCGCCAGTGGGCCAGTCGCCGGCCCCCGGCCGGGATGCGTCCGGACGGGGGCCGCGAGGGGATCTCGGACGGTGGGTGAGGTGATGTCAGGCGGCGCAGAACTCAAGGCGCTTGAGGGCCTCGTTGATGGCCTTGCCCTGGGACTCGCGGAGTTCGTTGCCGTGGTAGGTGAAGCGCCGGGCGGCCTCCGCGTCCGCCTGGGGGCTGTTGCTGTTGATGGCGCCGCACTGGTCGCGGGCGGCCTCGATGGCCTTGTCGGGGTCCTTGGCGAAGTCGGGGTTGATGGCCTGCAGGGCCGCGATGAGCGCGGCCCGCTCGGCCCCCGTGGGGGCGGCCGGGATCCCGGCCGCGGCCGGGGCGTCGCCTTGGTCCGCCTGGGCGGCCGGGGACTGGGAGACGGCCCCCGGTTCGGGTGCCGCGGCGGTGGGTTCCTCGGCCGACCCGCAGCCGCTGAGGGCCGCGCCGGAGACGGCGAGCAGCAAGGTGGCGGTGATGACATGTGTGCGCATGGCGGGATTATGGCGGTTTGCCCCTTCCTGGAGGGTGCAGGCGGTGCGCTGCGCGGCGGGAGTGACCCGGATGACGGCGGCGTCCACCCGCACGCCCTCGGGGAGGGACAT